GACGATTACTTTACGGCCTTCTTCCAGATGCCAGCGGCACATTGTATAGATAATGAGAGACTTACCTGAACCAGTAGGGCTAAGCAATACACCGCGGTGATCGCGCAAGCCAGTGTGAATTGCATCCAGCTGATAGTCTCGGATATCAATCGGCACGCCCCTTGCATGAAGTGCAAGAGACTGTGCGAATTCATCAACCTGATCATATTCAATCTCCGTCGTGCTTATTACTTCATTTACATGCTCTAACTCATACCCATTAGCTTCGCAGAATTTTACGAGGTAATCATACAACCCACAATACAATGTTTTGCGAATAGCGCTGTACAAATACACCTTACCATCCCACAACTTAGCTCTGTACTTTGGTGTGAATTTAGCGCCTGGATATTCGTATGTGAAGTAGTCAGACAGCTCCGATTCTACTCCCATATCGCTGGAGTAGACATAGAGGTAGACCTCATTTAATTTCTCAACTTTTATTGTCGTCATTACATCCCTGCAAGGAATTGCTTCCACTTAATACCATTAGATAACTGCCAATCCCTCTGTTTTATTTGCTGGAGGATAGACTCGAGTGCATAGATCATAGTGTCGATATATTCCACCCGAGCTTGAATCTTCACGAGGTCATCGTCCCCTTTTAAGAACTCATCCATCTCTGCTTTGAGGGGTTTATTGTATTGCCACTGCTCCCACCCAAGATCGGCTAGCTCCGTCCGAGACATCTCACCTCGATAGTATCGAAACTTGAGCTTGCGGAGAGAGTTGTAATCGATATCCAGCTTGGATTTCTTGAGCTTTGCCTCAATCAGTAGCTTGATATACTTAGCGTGTAATTTAGCTGTAGCAGTTGCCGACTCGCCCAGGTGGTTGTCGTCGATAACACTGTCTTGATCCCATGATTCTAAAATTTCATCCAATTTCATAATATACCTTTTTTGTTACTCAAACCTATAGGTAGTATACCTAAAAGTGGCATTGGAGGCCAAATACATTGTGTCTGTCACCGTAGATTGCAGTTGAATTTGTGATAGAGATGTTGGAAAAAGATCAGTAAACCGTATGGTGCGAGCCACGTTATTGGAGCTGTTCAATATCTGTAACACGCCATCAGAATACCCTGCCAACAATTCATTTGTGTTTATTGCGTCGGTGCGATTACCAATGAAGTTTTTATATTGCTCGTGGTTTTCCGGAAAACCTAAGCCCACCATCCAGTTATGAACCGCAATGTAGTTGGACATGTCGTCGGTAATTAAGAATGTGACTGATAGATCTCCGAACGTCAAAATCTCCCCTGGGATAGGCACGGATACGAGTGGTGTTGGCATCTCAGCTGGTGGAGCTTGCAAGTCCGGTAGATTGACTTCCTGACAGAAAAATGAAACTTCTGGTAGCTTGGTTATACCAAATAAGAACCCGTTCGCTTGAAGGGGGTTAATATTTGTTGGTATTGGGCAGGTAAGTGATTGCATTAAAACATTAACCTTTCGGTAGTAAGGGATATAATCTTATAAATAGAAGTGCAGTTGCGAGATCCTACCCTCCACTGCTCTAACACTGTTAAGGAGCATCAGCATGACTATTTATTCGATTTACAAAATCACTAATTCCACCAACGGTAAAATTTACATTGGATGGACGTCTCGTGACCCTGAAATCAGGTTCAGAGAACACCAGAAAACGCGTAAGCCAAAATACCAATCTCGTTCAGCCATTTCTTGTGCATTAGAAAAGTATGGTGCGCAAAACTTTGTTTTTGAAGTGCTTTATCAAACCCAAGACCAATCCCACTCAAAAAACATTGAGGCTCACTTTATTGCGGAAAATCGCAGCATGGCATCTGAGTGTGGATACAATTTAGATTTGGGTGGTACGGGACACAAAAGATCACCAGAGACTATCGAAAAGCATCGGCAGGCTATTAAGGGTAAAAAGCAAAGCGCTGGTCATATTGCTAAACGTGCTGCGGCAGTAACTGGAGAACGGAATGGGTGTTACGGCCGTATTGGAGAGAATCATCCACTATACGGAAAATCTACGACGGATTATCAAAAACAAAGAACATCTGAAACAAATGCCAAGTCGTATATCATCACTCATCCAGACGGGACGGTTGAGCTGATTACTAATCTAAGGAGGTTTGCACTAGATCATAATGTTGATCCAGGAAACCTCAGTCGAGTTGCGTGTGGTCGTATTAAGCACGCAAAGGGATATAAGGCAGAGCTAATAAAGAAAAAGGGCTCCGAAGAGCCCTCTTGTGATGAATCCATCTAAAGATGCACCCAAAAAGTGCATCAAATTGGTCACATTAAGTTCTGAACTTTTACTTTCCTGTAATAATAATTTTGGTTAGCAGTCAAATCACCAGTGTTGCCAGAGCCGTCAGCCAAGTCAACGAATGGGTTTGCAACCATGCCATAACGAGTCTTGAAGCCGATTTTAGGCTGGAAGCTCTGTGGATCGACAGCGCGAACCAATTGCAATGGAACGTATGGGCAGTAGAACATACCAGCATCAAATGCGGAAGTTCCTTTGTAACCGACCATGAAGAACTGCGTAGCCGATTGGTTAGCAGCATATGGATCGATGTACACTTTGTACTTGCCGTTCAACACACCAGCGAAAGTGGTGGAAGATTCGTCAACGTTCAAGCCAGTCGACAAAGCAGGAGTGTAGTCGAGAACACCAGCCATTGCCAATGCAGATGCAACATCTGACGAGCAAAGGATGAAGTTACCACGGCCACGACGGGTTTGCTGAGCAATCGCGTTAGCTTCGCGTTCGATTTGGAACATCAAGCCCTTGAACTTTTCAACAGACCAACGGCCGTTAGCGTCAACGTCCAAGTCGAATGTACCAGCAGCAGCGGTACCAACTTGAGCACCTGGCTTAGCAGTTGCGTAGATAGTGCGGATAACTTCGCGGTTGATTTCTGCCAAGATTTCTGTAGACAGAATGTTGGTCAACTCAGCTTCAGCATCCAAACCGTGCACAGACTTCAAGTCTTGTGCGAGTTCAAGAGTGTACTCAGCCTTCAATGCGCGTGTCTTAGCAACAACGCTGGTCTTCTCGATCGAGAAAGCCATTTGGCCGAAAGCGCCGTCACCGGTACCACCTTGACCCAAACGCTCACCAGCAGCGGTAGTCATACCGGTACCAGTAGTGTCAGTGCCAGAAGTCCAGTTAGAACCAGCGTGTGTGCCAGTACCGGAGAAATCGGTGTCTGCTTCGTTAAACAAAGCTTCATCACCAGATTGGTTAGCGTAGCGTGACTTCATAGCGAAGATCAAGCCGGTTGGTTGTGTCATTGGCTGAACACCGCAAACATCATACGCGATCAATTGTGGCATTGCGCGACGAACCAAGCTGATAAGCACTGGGTCATAGCCGGCCATTTGAGCGTTAGTACCTGCACCGCCGAGGCCGATACCAGTACCGCCGTTGTTAGCGTGAGCTGCTTCGTTGATAGTCTTAGACAGTTCGCGTTCTTGGTTTTCCAAGAGAACGGCTGTGACTTCGCGACGATAGTTGTCTTTGATAGATGGGAGAGCGTCGTGGTTCAGGATTGGAGACCACTTCTCTACGAGCATATTACGATCCATTTGGATATTTCCTTTTTACTTTAGGTTATCGAGAATTGACAGATACTGTTTCATCTGAGGAGCCACATTGACTTCCTCTGCAATGATAACTGGTTCATCTGTAACGATGGAGTTGACAACTTTCGTTGTCGCCTTGTTTGTGAAATAGCTTTCACGAATTGTCTGGGCTTTCTTTTCGAACGATGCGATACCGTCAAAATCTAGCTCTTCTACCAAAGCGTGGAACTTTTCTTTGTCGGTGTCAGTCAAACCTTCTGCAAGAGAAGATACAACTTGTGCGACCTGGTATTGTGCTAGATTGGATTTTAGACCAATGTTGGTTTCGACTTGTTCATCGAGCTTTTGTGTCAGCTGTTCAACTTGTTCTTCCAAGGCACCGAGTACATCGAATTTCTCTTCTGGGATATCGATATAGTGCTCTTCAAACAAGCCTTTCAGACCGGAAACAAAACCTTCCAGAATTTCAGACTTCATACCACTCTCAAGGGCAATTTCATTCTGTTCCATCCACTGCTCGACAACGTAGTCGAGGTATCCATCAACTTTTTCAACAAGACCCTCTTTGATTTGTTCGACTTGCTCTGCGAGGG